TTTTTGCGGGAGTCGCAGGAATTATTGGTTTATGGATTGGCTTCACAGTACTAACAAAGTTCATATCCTAGGAGGAATAAAATGAATACAGAACAACTAAAGGCAATGCTTGGATCATATGGTCGCTCAGCACTTGCAGCAGGTCTTGCACTATACATGTCTGGTGTAACAGATCCAAAGACACTTGCATACTCTTTGCTAGCAGCAGTAGCACCAGTTGCACTACGAGCTATCAATCCAAATGATAAAGCATTTGGTCGTCTTCCAGATACAAAGGAAGTTGATGCCTTGCTAAAGACTGCAAAGGTAGTTAAAGCTCCTGCAAAGAAGAAGGCAGCAGCCAAGAAGGCTGCACCAAAGAAGTAGTATAATTAAATCCTATACACCCAGTCACTGGGCAGTGTAGGTAAAGCAAGGGTCGCTACCCCTTGGATGGGACCTGAGTATGTCTATAAACTGCTCAATTTTATGCTATAATATATATGTACCTGCCCAATGGGGGGTACAAACAAACTTATTCGCTTGAAAGGGGAATAAAATGGTAACACAATTCACTATGGATCTCTTCAATGATCCCTTTTTTATTGGCTTCAATAGGGAGCTTGGTCGTTTAAATACTGCACATAAAACAAATACAACATCTTATCCTCCATATGATCTTCTTAAACTAGATGAAGATACATATAGAATCTCATTGGCTATTGCTGGATTTTCCAGGGAAGATGTAGATGTCTCAGTAGATAAAGGAACTCTTATTATTAAGGGTGAGATCACAGAGGTAACAGATGCTGAAGTAGTTCATAAGGGCATTGCTGGTAGAAAGTTTATCAGATCATTTGCTCTTGGGGAGTATATGGAAGTAACTGGAGCAGAACTGAGGGATGGTATGCTACATATTAATGTAGATCGCATTATTCCTGAAGACAAAAAGCCAAAAACTATTGAAATTCAGTAGTATAATTATAAAATTCCGCTAATAAACTATAAAAGGTTTGGCAACGGATGCTCCCCTGATGGGAGAGTTAGCAGGAGTTGAATCTTCGTGGCTGATAGACCTGAGCAGTCGTCTATAAACTGCTCATTTACTATGCTATAATGAATGTATGCCATATCATGTAGGTGCAAAAGGAAGTTACGGTTGCTCAGGATACCCTGCTCTAAAAGAGGGCACAAATGAGGTAATGGGTTGCCATACAACTAGATCTAAAGCAGCAGCACAGATATACGCAATTAATCGTAGCGAGGGAAATATAGGTAAAGCAATGATAGAACTTAAAGAAGGCGATTTCGCCATGACAGCACACGGATCAGATGAAGATGTTCATATTGGTCAGGTAGTTCATGTTATGCGTGAGGGAATGCTTGGTGTCGAAGGTGGAGAGTACACATTAGAAGCATCTGCAGAAAACCCAGCAGTACTGATTCAATTATTTGAACAAGAAGAAAGCGGATTCTGGGAAGCAACAAACCTATACACAGGATGCATGATGTCATTAATGATTGCTATTGATCCACTACCACAAGAGCCAGAAGATTCAGAAGTTGCTATGGCAATGTACGATGCATCAATTGGTAAGTCAGATGAGCCAGTTATTGATCCTGGAAGTTTCGCAGATATGGGCAAAGATTATACTAAATCAACCAAAGAAGTTCACAGAGTAGCTGATTAATGTTTGAAAAGCAAGCACCCTGTTGGGATGGATATGTACAGCGTGGCATGAAGCCAGGAGACAATGGTCAAATGGTTCCAAACTGTATTCCTGTAGATAAAGCAGATGATCTATTTGAAGATGACGATACAGTTGTTTATGAAACAGATGTAGTTTCAAAGGCAGATGGATATTCACCACCTGCAGGAGCAAGATCAGCAGCTAGAAGAGCAATTAAATTTAAAGAAGATGGTAAAGCCAACGGTGCTGGAACGCAAGTTGGTTGGACTCGTGCAGGGCAGTTAGCAAGAGGAGAAACAATCTCTCTTAGTACTGTTAAAAGAATGTACTCATATTTCTCACGGCATGAAGTAGATAAGAAGGGCAAGGACTGGGGTAATACAGCCAATCCTTCTAATGGATATATTATGTGGTTAGCATGGGGTGGAGATGCAGGATTCTCTTGGTCAAGAAGAATTGTTGAAAGCGAAAAGAACAAAGCATTATTTGCTGATTTTGGAAAAGATTACACTAAGTCAACAACAAATACATATAGATCGGAAAACTAATGGCTAAGAAGAAAGCTGGATCATTCAATCCTGTTCAAATTAAAGATGGTTGGATTGTTAGATTATATAAAGATGGTCGCATTAAATCAAAAGTTGCACCATACGAAGTAAAACATCCTAAAAAGTGAAGTACCCCTGGCAGGAATCGAACCTGCGACGCATGGCTTAGAAGTCCATCGTTCTGTCCACTGAACTACAGAGGTGTAGTGCCCCTCACTGGATTTGAACCAGTGCTGTATGGATTTTAAGTCCACTGCCTCTACCGCTGGGCTAGAGGGGCCTTGTCCGTGATGTTGGAATCGAACCAACCATGTCATATGACGGGGGATTTACAGTCCCCTGCTCCACCTTGCAGCATATCACGGTGGTACATCTGGTAGGACTTGAACCTACGGCTCTCTGCATATAAGGCAGGTACTCTAACCAACTGAGTTACAGATGTATAGTGTCCCAAGTAGGACTCGAACCTACGACTACCGAATTATGAGTTCGGGGCTCTAACCAACTGAGCTATTGGGACTAAACCTTATCCTGCTATTACTCCAGTTAAGAATCCAATAAGAAACAAGCCAATACCAATAACCCAATGATAAGATTTTTGTAGATGATCTTGAATTATCTTATATCTGATGTTTTCAGGTACTGATACAAACTCATCGTCACCTAAATCAATTTTATACTGATTCACTTATGCTCCTTAGAATGTCTAGATAATGTTTCATGTGCAAAGATTCCTCGTCTTACATCCAATTCTTTCTTACAAATTGGACATATAACAACTCTACTCATCGCCTTGATCTACTCCGTATGTCATTTGAAAATAACAAACTATCCAACCAACAACAAAAAATGCTATTCCGAATAATGGGTTCATATTACTATTGTACTCCTCTCGTTCTCTAGTGTCAAATCGCTTCTCCTCCTGGATTCGAACCAAGATACTCGCCTCCAAAGGGCGATGTCCTACCGTTAGACGAAGGAGAATTAGTAGCCCCAACGGGAGTTGAACCCGTCTTGCCAGATTGAAAATCTGGAGTCCTAACCGATAGACGATGGAGCCTTATCATTATTTTATTATATCAAACTTAATTTTAGTTACTAGGATGTTTCTTGCAAACTGGATATCTAGAAGGATTAGATCCTCTTAGTATTGGTCCACATATTTCACACTTTAGTTTAAGCGCAATTTCAAATCTATCCATCTTGTGAGACAGTTCGAAAATAGCTCTAACTTTTTTTTCATCCATAGTATTTTCCAATTTTTGTTTTTAAAGTTCGGCGCGAAATAGGAGGTACACAAACCACTCTATGACTCTTGCGAGTCACTATCGGTTACTAACTCGTATACCGTGCCCCATTTAAGGTAAGGCTTATAGAATATGTTTGATGCGTAGGCATGAAACCTACAAGCAAGACCATAATCATCGTGATCGCTATAGTGCAAATACATATTTAGATGATAGTGAGCAGGCTTTTCACAAATATTTGCTATCCACCTAAGCGGAAGTATCTTCGTCCTGTGAATCTTTTTGAAGTTCTTGAGGAACCCATCGTAATCTTCCATCCTTATACTCTCTTTCATATCCTAGGGACTTCCAGTCCATCTTCATAATCTTTGGTTCTTTCATACAGTAGCCCACTTAACAATGTTACATCTACCATGAGATGGTCTAACATTTTCCAGGGTATCTGGACCACCCTTAGACAAAGGATAAACATGATCTATATGCAAAGCTTTCTCCCATCCAGGCTTACCAACTTGTCTTGGTGCACTTAAGTCTATCTCAGTTTGACAGATATGGCAAGTAGTACCATAGGTCTCTAAGACATCCTTATCTGAATAGTTTCCTGGTTCTGAGTTATTTCTGCGGAAATGTCTACGAGCATTAGGAGTGCGAAATCTCCACTCTCTTCGTAATCTATTAATCTCTTCTTTACGTATTACCCTCTGGTGCCTCCAGTAGGCTCTCTCAGCCTCTTGGCACTCTAGACAGGGATCTTCCTTCATATCTCTTCTATGCCAGTCATAGCCTGATCTAGTGCCGTGTGTAGGCTCTGTTTTATGTCTCATACTAACTCCTTCTTAATAGCTTTAATTGTAGCGCATGGATAAAGAATCTCTATCCTATCTTCTTCTGAGCTACAGTGAGAACAGACTAAATCATCAAATAAATAACTTGGTACTGGCTTATGCAATTCTAGTACTGCAATAAGGGCAAACTCAACAGAGGTATCTCCAGATATAATAATTTTATGCAACAACTCTTCGTGCGTCATGCTATTCCCAATCAATATTATTAATAGATAGCCAGTCTAGATAGGTAACTATCACTGCCTATGTCTTTTCTTATTACCGTATCTAGCCTTAACCTGAGCTTTAGCCTTGTCTACAATAGACTTGGTAGTACACCATATATGTCCATCAGACATAGTTTGATGTGTCTCCCAGTAGTTTATGTTTTCTTTATCCATACCACAAGTTTTACAGTTCACTTTATATCCTCAAGTTCCCTCTTAAGTTTATCACGTAAAAGGCTAGAAGCCAACTCCTCTGTTGCACATTTAGGACTAGTCCATGACTCTAAAATATATCCTGAATGGTATGCTTGGTAGTATGGATCTTCTCCATATGCCCAACACTTTTCAATATGCCAGTGACAGTCACGATCTTTGTGATGATCCGTAGAAATATACTTCATCCATTGGCTTGTAAGTTCCGTGATTTCTTCTTCTAGTGTCATTAATACATCCTCTTCCATGAATGAAACGCCCAACCATTTTTGGTGCGGTAGTAAGTTAGTTCAAAGATATTAAAACTATCTCTTACATGATCAATAACTGTATTAGTAATGTCTGAGGTATGATAATACTTACCCTGCATAGGTCCGTTAATTGCTATCATGCTAAAATCTCCAATATCTCTTTTCTGATTCCAACCCAGTCTTCTTCATGAAAGTACCAACGATTAGCCTCTTGATTATTTATATAGTCGTAAACATCTTGTTTAGTTCCCCAAACAATTCCGTTGATAATGCTATCTTTTAATTCATCAAACTCTTCATCGCTTTCGCAACCTTCTAATGCATCGCATCCAGAACATGATCCATAACCAATTACAGTAAAGGCATACCTATCCTCATTTTTTAGCAGGTAGACATAATCACCTTGCCAATCACCAAGAGTCCAGTTACCAAGCATTTCACCCTGAGTAGCAACTATTTGATCATAGTGCATAGGTGGTGAATAGTATTCGTATGTCATTTTGTCTCCTTTTTAGGCAGCAAATCTTTGGTCTTTTCATATAGATCATTTTCAATAGCATCATCAATCATTTCATCTAACAGCATATCTCTTTCTTCTTGATTCATGACAACCTCATTTCATATCCGCAACCACGGCGGGAACAATAAATTAAAGCAATATACTCTGGTCCTGGCTCTAAGTAATCACCCATATCAATTAAATCAACATCATATAAATGCTTAAGGCTATGTCCAAAGGTATAACAGATTAGATTAGTCATTCTAACTCCTTCTCAATAGCCTGAATAATTTCTTTAATAGGGACACAACAATGACCTTTTTTGTCTAAGAAATTACACAATTCCACTACTGCACGAAGAGCAGAAACCGTTATACCCACAACGCTACAACTATGGTCAAGTTCATCTAGTTCTGCCAGCAATTCTTCGTGTGTCATTAATATGGTCCGTAACAATTAAAGTGAAGGTATGAATATACTTTATCCATCTTACCTGAGTATATCAAATCCATAGGAACACCGTCAAGTGCTGTATTATGACCGTAAAGCCATTTTAGAGCATTACCTACATTATCTCCTACAATAGAAAATAACATGTCTACGATCTCATCTGTTTTATTCATACTATTCCCAATCTATATTGTTAATACTAAGCCAGTCTAAATAATTAATAACCACCCATACACTCATTTCTCGTGTGATACAACCTAATCTTATTCATAATCTTTTTGTTAGGGGCATACAGTTCTTCTCCACAGCAAGCAGTTGTAAGGTGCCACTCTTTAGCAAAGAAGTCATACACAAGACCCTTAGCGTTGGCATATTTTTTGGCTACGAAGGTTTGAAAGGGATCTGGGATTTCCATATTAATCATATATTATCGCTCAATCATAACCCAAAACCAAAATAGGTCTAGGTTTATAGAGTAGCGTTCAATACTAAAGCCTAGGCCAAAGCGTTTGATAGAGCCACCATATTGGACCCATGTATTCTTTATTTTAGTTTCTTTATGCATATACCAAGTATCTCATATTTGGCAAGGTATGTCAAGTATAATGGATTCATGAATGAAGCAATCCTATATATATTATACAGCCCTAAGCATAAAGCTGTCAAGATAGGTATATCTGATATCTCAGGTAGAAGGTTTGCTGCCCATAGGACCAAGGGATGGAAGTTAGTATCCTATTGGCATTTTTTCGAACGGGATAAGGCAAGAGCAGTAGAATCCCTAGTAATACAAACACTTAGTAAGAAACATAAGCCTTTCCTAAGTAAGGAAGATATGCCACAAGGGGGCTATACGGAGACATTTGATGCATCTAGGCTAACTAAGAGAGGTTTGATCCGTATGGTCAATAAGGCTATAAAGAGTGTTTGATACCCTGACATTTTGGACATTGTTTAGTAGGATTTGATACACCATATGGTACTTGAAACATACCACCACAGTCAAAACATAGGATATTTAGCATAGTTATAGTATACCAGTTATCCACAGGTTACTTGAAAGGTTTGTCTGTCATTTCTTGTATATCCTTGATCAATTTATTAAGGTTTGGCATACTAGATTTAGGTGGTTTTGTGTGAGATTTATGTTTGACTATGACGAAATATACTATCAGAGGACAGACAACTCCTGTTACTAACCATCCCAAAATATCCATAAATGTAGTATATCACCATAGTTATCCACAGGTTTATCCACAGATAAATCTTACTGATTGTTTTGTTAGACATTCTAGAAGTGGAGCAAAGTGGAGGATAGTGGTTTATAGAGCATCTTTATAAAGGGCGTCGTAATCCCATGGGGCCAAACCCCCTATCCCCAAACCTTATACCACATATCCAAACCTTTGTCAAACCTTATATCCCATAGCCACAATAGCGCATTATATACCAAACAATGGTGTTTGTCAACTATATTTTGTACCAAAATACTATGACAAAATAGCTCAAATTTGTCGATAATTGTCAAATAAAATATATAAAGGTTTGATAAATATCCAAGAATCTGGAAAAAAATTGATCTTTCGTAATGTCTTTTATATAGGGGGTTTTTGTATCAGAGTTGTCCTAGATCCCCTGGGATTTTCGCTGTGAGCTGCGCCACACCCGCCCAAAAAGGCGGGGAATAGAAAGGATGCTTCGTAATCCCTTAATAAGAATAACCCTAGTAGAGACACGTGCATAGTGTTGTTGATTTGCATATCTATAGAAATAGCGTCTAGGCATAAAACAATTATACCCCTAATACTTTGATTTGACAAACCACTATTTGTTTGATATAAGGTTTGAAGATACTTGACAAACAAGGTTTGATATGATATAAGCCATGAATCTGGAAAAAATTATAGCTTTCGTAATAAGGTTTGATATTAATGTTTGGCCAAGGATCTGGGAAAAAATCTATCCTTCGTAATAAGGTTTGTTTAAAATAGGGCTTGGTCAATATGTCCGATTTGTCTGAATCCACGTCGGTTTTTTCCAGCAGAAAGGGAGCCACCTATAGAGATGACTCCCAATCTTGTTACTCTTCTTTTGGAGTGCCCTGCTTCTTGGCGTAACTAAATGTCAGTAGAGTGTCAAGGTTGATTTCATCAAACCCCTCTATCTCTTCCTCTGTAACATCTAACAAATCAATTAGCATACTAAATGTTTCTGATACCATATCCTCACCTAGCGGGGTTAGTTCTTTAACTAATCCGTGTGCTTGGAAGTATGCCATTGGTAATCCGATGTCATTGTATTCCGTGAAGTTTTTAAAATCCTCGTCATCTCTAAACTCGATCCAGAGTTGTCCAAGTATTCCTGCTTTATCTGCGAAGTCCATTTTTGGGTCCTTTCATCTCTAACATAAGTTTATCATACTCTTCCATTGCCGTCAAACTCAAAACCTCAAAACGATGATAGTTAATAAGAGGTAGATTTCTAACTAAATAAAAGCCTACTCGCTCTAAATCTACTGCAAAGTCTTGTGTAAGTAATTTGCCTAAATGTTCTGCTGCTCGTGTTTCTTTATTGTGTTGTGCTTCTGTCCTGCGTATTGAGTAAGCCATAGTATTCTCCTCTCGTCTATTGTATCAAAAAGTGGAGAGAGAGGCAAGCCCCACGCCTGCCCCCCTCATCCTATTAGTCTAGGTGACCCATACCTAGATTTGCTCAGCGAAAGATTTTGTGTGGTAGTTAATAAATTCATCCCACTTGTGCTCACCTGATTCATCGTTAACAGTCATTGCCTGCATATCAACAATAACAGGATAGTCAAGGAATGACAGGTCCTCACTGTTAGCAAGGAAGATTCCGTGGCCTGTCTCTTCATCTCGTGACTCTTTAGTTAGTTGGTCAATAACAATCCTAAGACTGTAAGAGTCATCAGACCAGCGAGGCCGTGCCTTTTCAAGGGCACCTGATAGGTCTTGACGCCAGGAAGATTCTCCCCAGTGTGAGTACAATACGATATACGGTTGGTCCATATTGGCTTTAAATACGTAATTGATTCTTGCTCCCATTTTATGTCTCCTTATATCTTAAAAGTTGATTCGCCGAATGAATGAAACTCTACTGCCTCTAGGTCTTCTGCTTCTTCTACTTGTTCAGGTACTTCGTTTGGGCTTGTTGTCATTTTTTTCTCCTTTGGGTTATGGGTTGTCTAATTCTAGCAGGTTTGGGCGATTTTGTCTAGTCTTCGTAAACTGGATCAAGGATGTACCCTCTGTTCATCATCCACTCTAGGACCTCTTCTTGGTGTTGCTCTGCTCCATACTCTAGGGAGAACCCTTGTCCAGCCTCCACAGCCTCGCAGAGGTGGCCCCACATCTCATCTTGGGTAATCTGCGGGGACCAAGACTCATCCTTAAGTATATTATCAATAGTGCTCCAAGTCCATAGCCATACCATAGATAGGCCTAGGTCCGTAGTGTCTAGAATCTCTAAGCACTTATTTAGTTTGTCTTTATCCTCTGGCTTCACGATGTTACCTTTCTGTATTCTGGAACTTTTGTTTCGATATACTCTTTGTGATATTCACAGTCTTTGACTGCTTCAAGGTCTGCTTCACCTAACCAATGGCAAGCGTGACAGATTTCTCCGCATTCGTTTTCGCAATACTCCATTGTGTTTGTTGAGTCACAGTCACGACACATATTGTCGTATTCTGATTCTGAGATAACTTCTCCACGGAGCAACTCCAACTCTCCACCCCAACCTGTTTCTTCCTCATATGATAAGGTAAACAGTAATGTTGGGTATTGTGCAGATAGTTTTTCAAGGGCAGGCATTGGACGACTCCAAGCAGTTTCAAAGTTATAGTAAACTACATAGTTATCACCATTTTCTGCTTCTTGAATACTAGTATTACTATACTTGTCATCCTCAGCAACTGCTACATCCCACTTAGTTCCCCACTCACGGACATTAAAGTTGTACCAGTCATTGGTATCAAACTTCATAAAGTCAGCAAAGGACTTATCAGGATTATGCGGCGGTTGAGAATGATAAACCTCATCAGTGATACCAGCATCTCTATAGTTATAGATGTTATGAAAGGCAAAGATAGGATTAACATACTTGCGTTGCTTGATTCCAAATGATAAATCACCTAGTGGTTCTACAGAATAAACAAATGGTTTATTCATCTGAGTAATCAAAGCCTTTACTTGCTCAGGATTGCCTTCGATAGTCAATCCGTTATATACCCAATTTGGCATAGGGGTCTTCTTTCTCTAGTGGGGTTATATATATAATTCTACAGGGCTACCGCTATTTTGTCAACTTCATTCGTACAATGTCATAAGCATCAATAGCCCCAGCACAGTAGTCATCCAGCTCGTAGTCTCCCTCTGCCTGATATTCATCACGCTTTTGGGTAAGTTCTTTTATACGCCCATTAACAAATGATAAAAGATCCTGTTTGGTATATTCTTCCGCACAGTCACCGCAGTATGATTCTTCTTCATCTGAATAGGCAACGGAAGTTCCACAGCCATTGCACCAAGACTCATCACGCATTCCCATTTTCTCTCCTATCTGCAATAGCAAATGCTAGTTCATATGTTAATTGATATACGGCTGTGAGTGCGTCCATATATCCTTCGTTATATAAACGCTGTACTGTGTCTTCGTAGTCCTCATCAGAGCCAACCTCGTTTGAGTTATCTAGGAGAGGTACTAAGACCTTCTCACATTCGTACATCATATTCTTAAGTTCTCCGTGAAGGATATCTGTTCCTGGTTCACCCATATCGATAAGGGCTTGTAGTCTTGGTTCTAGGGTTAAGTTGTTCATTACTCTATCATACCCTCTGCCACTGACAAAAGGTGCTCTACTGCCGTAATGGCTCCCTCAAAGTAATCATCTGAAGGGTCATATTCATCTTCAGCCAATGGCTCATTGTTCTTTGCAGCCTCCCAGTCTTGCTGCAGACTAATCAAATGAATCTTCATATACTCAATCAGTTGATTCATTAGATTACTTCCTCATCTAAACTATCTTCCTCGTCTTCATCTTCTTCTGGTTGTTCATCTACCTTAATAGAATAAACTTCACCTGAATAAGCGTAGTCTTCGTAGTGCCAGCCTTGTTCTTCGGCTTCTGCTTCGTTCTCTGCTTCTACCTCGTAGTAATACTCTACTACGACCTTGATATCATACATTGGCATTTGAGGTCTCCTTTAGGTCTATATATTAATTATAGGGGTTGGTGTTGATTTTTACAACTTCTGTGTATGTGATATCCATCACAGGTTCAGGGATTCTCTCAGGAAGATCCTCTACATCTATATATTGCATAGTCCTGCCACAAGGGCATCTCATACTAACTATGCCATTAGGAAAGCCATAGCCATCCCTGGCGGTAAACTCAAGAAGAGCATCACACTCATCAGGGTCACAAACAAATGTATATCTAGTCCACATTCATTTCACCTTCCTCAAACTCGTATCCGATAAAATCTATATGGTCAGGCTCTGTACCCTGTACTTCTTCAACTAATTTAACTCTGGCTTCCATTAAGGTCTCAGCCTCAATATCTCTATGCCAATAGTTATTAACTCGCTCATAGTAATCAATACTAAACTTAGGCATTACTCTCCTTGGTTAACTAGATAAGCACGGACTTCTATAAGGGCATTCCAAGCAATAGTGTTTTCTGCACTGTTATACTCTAAATCACTAAGAGCCTCTTCACACATTACAATCATATCTTCTCTAGTCATTAGTCAAAGTACCCTTCTGCCCATAGACCCTCTAAGAAGGTCTTAGTTATATTTAATGTTCCGTGTAGCCAAGGGTCATTAGTGTCATCTACCAAAAGCAAAGCGGTAGCAATAGAGTCAATCATAGTATCTAGATCTTCTTTAGTATAACCTAACATCATCCTACCTCAATCCCTGCATATTTAGCCATAGTATTAAGAGTGATATGGATATGGCAATCACAATCTTCTCCACCCATATTAGCGTCAAATTCTAGGTGTGAATAGTTATCCTCATAGATTTCATTAATAAGGTCATCAATGGTGTTCATCTTGTGTGCCACTCTCCAAACTCAGGGATATAGACATTTTCTTCTATCTCCCAGTCAGCCTCATCCCAGCGAACGACAGTATCCATTACTTTTGCAATCTCATCTATAAACTTTTGCATAATGGCTTCTGCGTGGTATTTGTTTCTTGCTACGATTTCTACAATAGGAATAGTAAGGTCGCAAGAATAGTAGTCTTGTAGCATTGGGTCTTCTATGGTCTGTGTTGTTGTCATATTACTATCATATCCTCTACCACTGACATCTTGGACTGCCATAGGGAACAGTTATTATCTAATCTATCACCAAAGACACGGATATAGTCTGAGATATCCTCTGTTTGATCTGTTAGACATTCTTTAATTGTTTCTACTGAGATAAATACTCTGCCATTCCATAGACCCATTGCACCAATGTTTGTTGGTACTTCTAGACAGCCATAGGTGTCTTGTTCCCAGCCCACTCCTTCTGAGCAAACCAAGGCATACTTATTGTCGCCAAATACATTTTTTTCTTCAAGGGTAATGAACAATAGATTATCTACTGTACACTCACTAAAATCACTACTATACTGTAGATTGTATATGCCATTAGCGATTACTGCTAACTTCTTACCGTCAACGATTTGTCCTATATATCCTTTTGATCTGTTTCTCATTGGGTTCCTTAATGTTTGGGTTATATATCAAGTTTACCAAATTTTGGGGAAATGTCAAGTCCTTCGTAAAGATTTTTTAGAGAAAATGTCGTTGTCCGAAATGTCCGTTTTGCCACGTCCCGCATTTCTATGCAACCATCTGCATATTTATTAATTACGATCACACAAAGTGTGGAGCAGTTTTAAATCTTGCTCAGGATTTTTTTTAGTTATGCAATCTGCATTACATTTTGCACAATTTTTAGCAGACGATTTTTCTCTGCGTTAATTGAAGGGTCAAATCCACTTGCAGAAGCAAGCATTGACTCATTGTTACCACCACGAGCAGAACGATACCAGTCAAGGCGTTCAGTAAGTGCATTGAAAGCACCCCACGCATTACCCGCAATCATTCCATTAAACTCGCCTGTGTAAATATCGTTAATGGTATCAACTTTATTTTCCCACTTCTTGATTGCACCCTTAGCATCTTTTTCAGGCTTAGCGTAAGCAGCAAGAATAATATCGTTGAATTGCTTAGCAGAAACTTCCTTCTCGAACATAGCCTTTGCCATAATATCGAATTCGTCCATATAAGCATTAGCAAGCCCAAGAGTTTCACGAGCGATTTGCACTTTACCATTAGCGGTCTGTGTGTGGCGAATTTTGAAAGATTGCTTGATACCCTTATTTTTCTTACGACCTACGCCACCAAGAGCAAGGTTAAGAGTATTAGCGCACACAACACGAACGGGTGTTATGCTTGCTTGAATTGCAATCGAGCCATCGTGTGATGTGTTGATGAGGAGATAAGTCTTTACCTTATCTGCAACACCGCTAGGGTCTAGGACTGTTTCACGCTCTAGTGCAAGTGCGCCGAATACAACACGACCACCCTTGATTGAGCCAGCAGTTTCCCAACGACCACCACCGTCTAGAATGTTATCACCGAATGAAAACAAATCTTCATTCTGCATTGTATGGTAACGCTCACCAACAATTCCAAGAATATCTGTTTGGGTGTTGTCGGTAGGATTAGTACGCAAGACATATTGGTAAGCCTTGTCGCTTGTAAGGTGTGCAGGTGTTTCCATATCCTCAAGACGAACATTCCAACCGTTAAGGCTTGCAGCCTCTAGCATTTCTGCAGTTGTTTTTTCTTCTGTGAATACGGTACCCAGTCCGTGCCAAGCAGGCTCACGGAATGATGCGAATGATGTTTTTCCGTTTTGAATTTCTAGGTCGTGTGCCATATGTTTTTCTCTTTTCTGTTTGTTGATATTCTAAGTGTAGCAGGGTGGGCAGACATATGCAAATCAGGATAGTTAGATATGGGATAAATCGGACATTTTTATTAGGGTGTCTTAAATCACATCGTAAACACGGCGTGTCTACTTGACAAATGATGATCGGGGGGACGTCAAAATTTTTGGGGATTCAAGTGATAGTGTGCCCTGTTGCTTATAGCTACACCGTCTGTGTAACTCCAGGTATTCTTATTCTTACGAGATAAGCACCCACTTACTCAACACACTACCACTCTGATAAGTGGGAATACTGTAAGCAGTTTACTTGGACTTGCTTAGGTCCCTTACCTAGTTTAAAGACATTCGATAGGTCTCTGTTTAGTAGCCCCCTACTAAAAATCAACTCTGTCTACTGTGGCACTGAGCCAAGTAATGTTATCAGAGTTATAAGACACTGATTCAAAATCAATATCGTTAACAATTGATTCTGCGTCTTCGTTATGAGGAACCTGCACTGTTAGGTTATAGGTTACCGTAACTTCAACTTCAACTTCCTTGGTTAATTCGAAACCACAAATCTCTGCAATCTCTTCTGCAATATCTTCTGAGATTTGTTCATTTTGCAATGCAGTAACTGTCCAGTCTTGCATATTGTCACGCATTGAAACTAATTCTGCTCGTGATACGTATTCACGCTGCGTGTTCTGTGACATTCTTTCTTGCAACGAAAGGATGAGTGCGTCCTTCTTTTCAATTGATTCTTGCAATGCAGTCATTTGTGCACTAAGAAATTCTGTTGTTGCATTCATTACGGTCTGGTCCATTGGGGGCCTCTTTCTGTTTGTTTGATTAATTTAATTGTACTACTGGCCACTGACATTTGTCAAGGACCCTTGCGGGGAGCCTTTTTGGATCCTGCTCAGGATGTCTGCTTCTTTGGGGCTGCAGTACCCCTGCTCTATAGTATTTCTATTATCGCCCTAATCAGCCTGGCGAAGATCGGTAAGTAGGCACCTAGGTTAATTTGAAACCCACTCCCAATTATTTAATTATAGTGAGCAGTTTAGCAACATACTCAGGTTGTTTAGGTTCAGGACTTTGGTTATGCCCCCTAAATTAGTTAGAGATAACGAGCAATTTGCTTCATAGTAGAAGCATTTACTGTTTCCTCATCTGTCATCTTTAGAATTGTGAGAGCATTTGAGATGTCCTCTACAATTTCCTTGTATTGGTGGTCGTGCATTTTCTCAAAATCACGCTCTGGCTCTGTTGGCAAATCCTTTTCGGATACTGTCAAATCAAAGTCAATGTTCAGGTTGTTATTCCAAGAACGATAGTTTGTGCGGAAGTTTTCTGCTTTCTTGATGTTAGCAATAGCGTAGTCCTGCATTTCTTTCTGCCAAGCCTTACGAGCCTTTTCATACTTTGCTTCGTTTGCGCCTTGCTCTGCATAGTCCTTCTTGATAGTTGCCAACTTTGTTTCCAAAGCCTTGATTACCTTTGGTGTTGCTACCTTTACTGTAATTGCTCTGCTCATCTTGTTTTCCTTTTCTGTTTGTGGGGTTTTTGTTAGGGGGTTGATGAGCAGTTTTTCACTATCATACTCAGGATACTTCTCGCCACTTATTTAGAGTCGCTGTACGCTAGCGACTTTTTGTTTTAGGCGTTGTGCCTAAACTTACTTTGATGTCCAAGTTGTATAACGAGGAACTCCATTTACATCTAACTTAACACGAACACTCTGTCCGTTTGCATTAGGTGTAATTTCTAGAATTGTACCTGTTACCTTTGACTTCTGTGTTGTGTAGAGGTCGCCTACCTTGTATGTTGCGTTTGTTACTGCCATTTGTTTATTTCCTTTTCTATTAGGGGTTGTTTTCGTTATACCTAAGTATAACATTTTGGAGAAAGAAATGTCAAATCCATTTCTAACATTTCTCACATTTTGAGATTACTTAGAGGTCTTGACCATAGCCAAGCGACGAGAGCCATTTGCTAGGACTAGTGAAACTCTGGTAACCTTATTAGACATTGGGGTAAAGTCTGCAATACGACCTGTAATCCCTGTCTTGCTTGTTGTGAATAAATCACCGATTTGGTAAGTGTATCCTGATAGTGTCATTTTGGGTCTTGCCTTTCCTGTGGGGGTTAATTGCTTATAGTATAATTTTAGCAAAAAAATGTCATAAATACAACTTCAGATGACATTTTGGGGTGTGATAAAGATAACAAATTTTATGCGTGTCGTAACTTGACAAACCTAGGGTGGGCGGGACGTCCCATTTTTAAAGGGGGATTGCTATGATCCACTTGAACCAAGAATCGACATTAGTATTAACACTAACATAGTTAAATAGAATAAGTTTTTCATTTATTTTTTACTCGAAGAGAATACGATATCACTCTTAGAGTATACACAAAGTGAGCAAGAAACGCAAGCGGACCCTGCATTGCTAATAAGTGGAATTGCTTTTAGATTTTCAGGACACTTAGCACCAGGCTTCTTAAATAGTTCTTTCATCTCACCTTGGCCAATTTCGAAATTCTTAGCAAGATAGGCTAATCTAATTCCGTGGTCTTTCTTAAGTTCAACTCCAGTATTTTTATTCTCGCTATCAGTGGAATAGTATAAAGAGAGATTATTAATTCCCTTAAGCATAAGAGCTGCAGACTTAACTCTAGTGTATACCCAGAATTGAATATCAGGATGAGTATCTATAACCGTCTTCCAGGCATAGGTATAAGTATCATTGAAGAAATCTCCGTCCCAGTGGATACGAAAGAGCATAGGGGCGTCCCTCTTAATGCAATCTTTTTTGAAATCATTAATCATTTCATTCAGCAGATCGACCATAGTATCATTGTCTGCGTCTTTGAGTAGGTCCCAGTTATGCAATAGGTTTTTCTTTACTGTTGGGAATACCTTTTCAAGTCTGCCAGCGTAGCAAACACTTTCGCAGACACTCGTGGCACCAGGGCAAGAATAAGACTTTCCAGCAGGCAATCCGAATGTGTTAGCAATTGCGGCCTGCTTTCCATTTTTTGTGACAAGGTTAGCCACCTTTCTATCGAATGAGCGTTTTAATTTAATAGTATCAGTAGTCAAGGCCAAGACTCATTTCTAGTGCGATATCTTCATTGTACATTGCAGACATCTCTTCTAGTAAGCAGTGTGTGCATTTTTCTTCATACTCATCTACTGAGTTTTCTTTGCAAGAGGGGCATACGGTAGAGTAATACTCATCGTAGAATTCATCTGATATTGCTTCATACATATTAGCCATTGTGGGGGTGCTCCTTTTATCGGTTCTTATAGTTTAAGTCTAGCAGGTATGACTGACATTTTTTACCTTTGCGGGAATAAGCCTTCTTTGACTTAATAGGCGTAGCAGCGTTACTACGGCGCAACTCCATAAGTCTGCGTAGTTCCTCATCGGTTTTCTTTGTCGTCATATAACAATCTTAGCAGATATAGGAAAAAATATCAAATCTCTTAATTGTGATTAATCTCACATGCGACACGCCCGACTGCGGGACGTCGCATTTTTATGCGGGGAAGTGCATAAAAATTATTCTTCTTCTATTAAAACAAAAAGAGGAATGCTATCAGTGTAAGCGAATGTAATAGTATCAGTATCACCATAGTCATCTTTATATGTAATAAAATAGTTATCACCAAGTGAATCTGATTCTATCTCCATTACCTCAACTATATCTTCACCAACTCTGATTAAGTCTTCAACCATTAATTGATCTGGTGCTAGATTATCTGCGTGTATTAATTCCATAGTTTTCATTGTAACACTCATTTATTTACCTTCATTCTCAAAATCAATTAATACTTCGTTGCAGTTTTCACACTCAATAGCGATATTCGCTTGGTCACCGTATATTGCTACATCTAGGCTATGCCCATAGTGTTCTGATAATTCATTATAGTTTTGTACGCTCATTAGTACTCCTCTTCTGGTAGCCAAAACGATAGGTGGTGAGCATCTACAATATATCGTGCAGGGGCTTCAGTTTCTCCACGCCAAGTAATCTGAAAGTCATTTACTTTAGGCAAGGAAATCATTCGGTCATAGTCTTCTTCATAGTATGCGTCAATAGCCTCTATGCAAGGGGCAACCATTTCTGCGGGTACTGGTGGATAGTGATTACCCTTTAAGTGATAAAGAATCTGAGTTTCTAAATCCAAGACGGTATCCTGTATTCCTAGTGCTGTAACTGAACCCATATTACTTACCCCCTACATTTCCATTACGATAGAATATCTTAGTATGCATTTTGCCATTAGGCTCTGATAGGTTAATTGTGCGATATTCTACTGCATCTCCAAAGTCTGAAAATCTGGAAAAAACTTCCACGGCACTTAATGCATTGTCGTATCTGCCACTCCAACTAGGGGACTTATCATTATCATTGGTACAAGTAACTGCGTATAAATATTCCATTAGTTAGCCTCTTTCGTTGTAAATAATGCACCTTCATTAAGTAAGCCTAATTCGATATTAAACTTCTCATCTTCATTTGCTTGGGCTAAGTCTATCCAACCCGCACCTTCATTGTCAATTCGGAAAATCTCTACATATCCCATTATGCACCTACCTTTACTGCAATAGTTCGGTAAGTTCTTTTACCAAAATTATTGTAACCGCTATTAGGTGCAACCTCTACAAGATAGGTATCGCAACCCTCATACCAAACTGCGTGAGGGTGAGGCTCTGCACTTACAATTTCACCTTGCAAGGTGCGTGAGTGATAATTTGTTCCCACTAATAGGGACTGGACTGAGTATATATTTGCTGACATAGTGTCACCACTTTCTTTTTGTTTATATAAATAATCTTACACTACTGGACTGACAAATACAAATCCAAATTCGGACATATCAGACATTTTGAGTGTGAGGTTAATCACATTTCTTTTTAGATTTATTTAATTTTACTAGGCAAGCCTATCAGATAAATCTCTAAAAGTCAAGGCGACACGCCGTTACATATATAACATTATTATAACGACACGCCCGAACGCGACGTCCCAAAATTGTTGAAGTTTTAAGCAGTTTTAAATCGTGCTTAGGATTTTTATTTTATTTTTTAATTCGTTCAGTACGCAAAGCAACTTGCAAGCGACGAATTTCTTTTTCTAATTGAATTGTACGATTCCAGAATGCAACCATCATTCCAACCGATCCAGATAGAGCAATAGTTATTCCAATTAGTGTTCCAGTGTCTAGTATCATTTTTCACACGCCTCTCTAAATACTTCAAATTTAAAATTTGGATTATCTGCCTCAAACATTGAGCCAAAGTCATCAACTAAATCGTGATAAGTAAATTCATCACCTATCAGTTCTTTATAAGATGAAAGAATTTCAGCAACTGCTACATAGTCTTTACGAGTCATCATTAGTCGGCCACCTTTAGAATTGCATAAGAGCCATTTTCATTTATTTCATCTAGTGCAGGCTGAATGCGTGGTGAAAGCAACTCCTTTAGCATTGACTCAAGCATTTGAATTTGCATTTCATCAGGTAGTGAGAGCAAACGAATTCCGATAGGATGAGTTTCATCAACCTCGGTTACGAATTTTAGAGAGTGTTCAATTTTTACCATTAGAGAGAAGCCTTTCCTTTAAGTGTTCCTGAGATAGAGAGGGCGTCGCAAGCGACTTTTACGGATACGCCAACAGGGAGAGTGTTAGGGTATGTTGAGATGAATTGAGCAACTGCACCTTTTGAAGGTAGAGCGATTTTTTTAGTAGAACCTGAAAAGGTTTCTAGTGTTACAGTGTAAGTCATTTAGTGACTTCCTTTCGTTTAATTGATAAGACTATCTTATCATTAGGGGCTGACATTTTGGCTACTTATTTGCTAAGGCTCACTGTGATTCTAGTCACATTTATTTGCTTAGGCTCATTAGCCAATTTGTCCTTTATTTAATTGTTATAGTAGTAATACTAGCAGATGAAACCGAAAAAAGCAAATCGACACGCCGTATATTAAATGTGTTTTAGGTCACACGGGACGTCCCACTTTTTGCAATAAATAATTAATTTATTCTTTTGCAAATAAATAAAACCCGCTAATTAAACAGATCATCGAAAACCAAAACAATGCGTTACCGCTTACAAAAAATGTTTGATAAAAACTATTCATTATCTTTTCCTAACTCTGCTAAATCATTTGCAAATACTTTTGCAATTCTCATTTTTTCTTCATCTGGTGTACAAGCCCAGAGATAGCCTAGAAAATAGTGTGTGCCAGAATCATAGTCGTTACCACGAATCTGACGGCTCATAGAAAGTACATCTCTTAGTTCAATACTCATTATTCTACAATCTCCTCAATGTGAAAAGCATTAAACTTTTCAAGTTCATTTTCACTAAGTGGCATTAGTGTTTTATTAAGTGCGAATACGGCACTTAGTTCATTTTCTGCTTCGCATACATACGAAACGATTACATTATATTTAGTCATTACTTGACTCCTTTATATAGAAAATCCCAAGCCTTACGGCAGATTAAAATTGAGTTGCAATTATCGCAACAGATAGACCCTTCAGGGTTAAAGTTTAAATCATATGAATCTACATATGAAGTTGTTTTTCCGCAGATACTACGGAGTGAATATAGTGTACTCATTTATTTGAGTCCTTTCGTTCTTTTGATTATCCGCTTGTGATTACAAACGGAGCAGATTAGGTGGAAAGTATTTTTATACCAACGCTCTTTCCAAAGTAGCGAATTACATAGAGGGCAACTCATTATTTTGATACCTTCCAATCTCTCCACATAGGGAGTCTTTCTGGGTCGGTATCGTCATACCAACGCTCAATATTTTGCTCACAATCTTGGCAGAAAGTGAATTGCTCATCTCCAACTTCTGAGATAGCAGGAACGAATGGAGTGTGCTCTTTGCACATTGTGTTTAGTGAAGTCATTTTGGACTTCCTTTCTTTAAGGGGCTTACTTCTTTTTCAACCTTCTATACATAGAAGTATAGCAGGGGGGTCTGACATTTAGAGGGGTATAAATCGGACATTTGCGACTTTGTGAGGTAGGTCACATATGATGTAGGTCACACGAACACCTGTTCGAAAATCACGTCCCTTTTTTGCAAGCTTTTATTTTATTTTTTCTAAAATCTTTTCTAATTCTTTTAGTTGTTTTAAATCAAGATGATCTAAATTAATTGCATCAGCAAATCCAAATATATCTTTTTCCATTATTTATATTCTCCTTTCTTTATTAGTTCATCTAGCATTGTTGCTAATGAATCTTCTGGCTCGTCTGCCAGATAGTATTCTAGTTCTAAAGATTTTACATATCCCATTATCGGTTACACGCAACCCCTTCTGAGTGTAAGCCACTCTCAATATGATTTTTTGCTATGCAATTTTTTTGCAATTCGTGAAACGAAACGCATTTCATTTCGTGGTAAGCGATGTAGTCTTTATGGACTACCTTGTCGCATTGTTGGCAGAAGTGCCATTTTTGGTTGTGCTTACGCACTACTTGATTTTCTACAATTTCATATCTATCTACAAACTTTGCAGAGTGTGTGCAAGAGATTTCTTTGCACTTATTTACTTTAGTGTTAGTCATTTTAGACCTAACCTTTCTTTGAGATAACCTTTATCTCTTATTCTTTATACTATGTATCCTAACACATACTACTGACATTTAGTAGGGTACAAAACGGACATATGGGATATATAGGATTGTGATAAAGGACACATTAGTTATCCACATAGTTATCCACAGGCACGTGGTGGTGTGGTACATATCACATACGACACACCCTTGCTAGGCTTGTATTTGTCGGTATGACCTGTTATACTTACAGTATTAGAAAGTTAGAGAAGGTCTCTAAACTAGAAAGGGTCAGACAATGACTAACAGAATATACGAAAAAGAATTATCACCTACTCAGATAGAGATGTTAGGCTATGTAGCCTGCTCATCAGGTTGCGGTAGAGTTACCGCTTGGACTACCTGCGTTATGTGTAAATGATCTAATCAATAGATATACACAGGTTATCCACAGGCACGTCCCGTGTGGTGTAAATCACATACGACACGCCGTGTTGGTGCTTGACTTTTGGCGGTATATGGTGTAGTATTCCATACATAGAATTAAATAGTGAGTAAGTAAGCGTGACCTATATCACATAGGTTGAGCGTCCAAATAGTGATACTACTAGCAAGTATACTAGACAGTACGAGATTTACCTGCTAGACTTACATAGTAAGAAAAATTAAATAAAGAAATCCTAGTGAGCCTATTGAGCCTACCAAATAAACCGCATAGCGGGTGAGCGTAGCAAATAAATAGCAAATAACCTAGGTCAAGGAAAGCAATAAGCACAAGGCTTATTACATTAAAGAAAGGTGGTCATTAAATGACTACATTAAATACATACAAGGGTCTTTCACTAGACCAAAAAATTACTATCGCTGCTCAAATGGTAGCAGACGGAAAACTAGTATCCTTTAGAGGTGCTAGTGCAGATACCTACATTAAGGTACAAAAACTTGCTAATAAGATTAAGCAAGATAGAGAATTCCCACAATGCCCTTGTGGAGAGTGCGACTAATGCACATCTATCTATGCGATAATTGCTCAACACTAGCAACCGTTATCCAAGAGGGTAACACAATTAAAATTAACAAATGTCTATGCACTACTAAGGAGAACTAAATGAAAATTACACTAACATCTATGGCGGGTAACACTCACAATATCAACTTGATGACTAAGCAAGAGGTATTAGATTTTATTGAGATATATCGCTCCACATTACACAAAAATCAACGAGTCAAGGTAACTTGCGACCTGCTCGGAATAGACGGTTATTTGCAAGGCGTTGCATAACTCTTAGCGGGTAGTACTATCCAAGTCAAGGCGGGTGGTACTACCAAGCAAGATCATCCCTATATTATGTGCTCACTATATTTTATACAATTGTTTTTCAATTTTATGTATCATACACAATCTAAAAATATTCAGATTTTGGTAAAACCCAATTTTTATAATTTTTCAGATTTTGCCAGGGATAAGGGTGTATAATAAATCTATGGGAATATTAGACAATCTAGAAAATGCCTGGGACGAAGACTTCTCCTTTGAATCCAAACCTATAGCTAATACTGACGCTATGGGAAGAGAAGTGTTTTGGGATGATATCGGAAGACCTGATCCTGAAAACCTGTCTGTAAAAATATTTTCAGAAACCTGTTGTTCTGACTGTAGCTGCAAACCTTAATATCACCATTTGTTGATAGGGCATTTTGCTTGTTTGAGAGTAGACTTCATTTTCATAAAACATCCACATTTAGAGCACCTTTGAGTATGTTTTCTAAATGCAGGGCACTCATTACATATTTTCAAACGGGACTCAATTAACTCCTGATCGCTTCTTGGCTGACTAGGATCAAACAAGTCAAAAAACCCTACATCAGACATATATTACTCTGAGATAGCTTCAATAAAGAAGTTTGCAAGGTTTTGTGCATCAATGCTGATCTTCTTCTTATTCAAAACAATTGTTGCATTAATTTCTTCTTCAGACAAACCTTGCTCGGATCCGTTATTCTTTAGATTAGTGAGCATCTTAGCTTCAATCTTTTCGAGCACAGTGTCTGTATTAATTGTGATATCCATTTTATTCTCCTATTTGGTATATGACGTATAGTCGTTATCTATTATACACTAACCCTTATCAGACATACTAGGATGCTTGTCATCCTCTATTTGTCTATAGGTGGTTTGGCAACCTCTATCCCGCCGAATTTAAAATCGTTTTTTCGGCTGAACTTTTTTCGAGTTTTAATTGATGTTTATTATTTTATTTAATCATTTTGTTTTAAATACTGATATAATAATCTTACTATGTCAGCGCAAGAATGGGCAGGGCTAATACTTACATTATTGTCAATTACTGGCATAATACTTAGTGGCATACGCTGGTATATCGGTTTACAAATAAAGCCAATTAAAGAGGCGGTAGAAGACATTCGATCTGAAACAAAAACTAACGGCGGATCTTCAATGCGTGATGAAATAAAATCTATAAAAGCAGAACAAGAAGAGGCCAAAGAGCTTCGCAAAGCAACAAGTGATAAACTAGATCATCTATATGATTTATTTGTAGAGTACGTTTCTAGACCATCCAAATAATCTAATTTGCCTATTTGCTATATATATAATATATAAGATATATAAATATTAAACTTTAAAGATAGTTCTTTTTTCTTATATATATTTAAGTATACACCATCCCATTTCTGATGAACTATTACAAAACAATATAAAACGGACATAATAGACAATAACAATTTGATAACTTTTAATATTAATGTCCAAATTGCCCTGATATGATATAATTTATACTGCTAATACTTAGGATTTGTTCTCATACCCACCAAGTCCTGAGTATTAGCACTTTTTTATGGTATAATCTAATATTATGAATAATTGTGCTCCTGAGTCCTTTGGTGCTGATCCAGCAAGAATTAAGTGGAATGTCGTTAGAGGCGATACCGCTATCCTCAAAGTTGAATTTTGGGAAAGCGACGAAGAAACAGCCTACGATACCACTAATTGGCAATATCAATCTAGCACCTATGACTCTCAGGGTGATGTAGTTGATGTATTAACAGTTAGTCCTGGAAATGGATATGTTGAAATTACTGCCCCGCCAGAAATTACTACTTTATGGGGTGCAGGCTGGAACGGAACAGTCGCCGAGCTTTCTTTTGATTTGCAAGTTACAATTGATGAAATTGTTTGGACACCAGTTATAGGTACAATTTCTGTTATCGCTGATATTACAAGAGGCAGCCTCTAATGGCAGTAGTTAAAATTGTTGCTGTCCCATTTGGAACACCAAGCATAAAATTTGTTGCTGGTATTCCAGGATCTGCAACTGGCCCTCAAGGACCTGCAGGCCCCAAAGGAGATACTGGCGATCAAGGTCCTACTGGCCCACAAGGAGAGCCAGGTTTAAATGGTTTAGAAGGTTCTCAAGGTGAACAGGGTATTCAGGGAATACAAGGTATTCAAGGAGAAGTAGGTCCTAAAGGCGACACAGGCGCACAAGGACCACAGGGTATTCAAGGTGAAACGGGTCCTCAAGGTATCCAGGGAACACAAGGCCTTAAAGGTGATAAAGGCGATAAAGGAGATACTGGTGAACAAGGTCTCCAAGGAATTCAAGGTATCCAAGGTGAGCAGGGTATTCAGGGAGAGCAAGGTTTAAAAGGCGATAAAGGCGACAAGGGTGATACTGGAGAACAAGGTATTCAAGGTCCACAAGGAATACAGGGTGAACAGGGCATACAAGGAGTTCAAGGTGATCAAGGTCCACAAGGAGATGCAGGAACATCTATAACAATTAAAGGATCTGTAACAAATCAAATATTTTTGCCAAGTTCTGGAAATACAATTGGTGATGGATATATAAATCAAGAAGATGGAAATCTTTGGGTTTGGGATGGAAGCAACTGGAATAATGTTGGACAAATTGTTGGGCCAACTGGAGCACAAGGTCCACAGGGTGAACAAGGTATTCAGGGCATCCAAGGTGAACAAGGAATTCAAGGCATCCAAGGAATCCAAGGAGAAAAGGGTGACAAGGGAGATGCTGGAGATCAGGGTCTTCAAGGTATTCAGGGTATCCAAGGTGAGCAGGGCATACAAGGAGAAACTGGTCCAGCAGGTGCAGATGCTCTTTGGAATTTTGTTGGTGAATATAATAACGGAGCAGACTATTGGCCTGGAGATGTAGTTACATTTGCAGGAGGAACATATTATAGAATTGGCGAACCTAATCCAGGATACTATCCAACAGACCCAACATACTGGACAACAATTGCAACACCAGGATCTACAGGTCCACAAGGTGAACAAGGATTGCCTGGAATTCAGGGTGAGCAGGGACTTCCTGGAACTCAAGGAGAACAGGGTATACAAGGAGAGCAAGGTATACCAGGTATAGATGGATTAAATGGAACAAGTATCATCTTCCGTGGAGAATGGAATGATATTGATTACTTTAATATAAATGATGTTGTAACTTTTAATGGTGAGTCTTATATAGCAATTCAAAGTTCTGTAGTAGTTTATCCAACAGAGACTGCATATTGGACAAAAATTGCTGCAAAGGGTATTGATGGTACAGATGGAGATTCTGCATATCAAGTAGCAGTATTAAATGGTTTTGTAGGAACAGAAGCAGAATGGCTTGCATCTTTAGTTGGCCCTCAAGGTCCACAAGGAATTCCTGGAACAACTGGAGCTGCTGAGTTTGTTTCAACGGTAAAGCATTTAGTTAAGAATATTAATGGATCAATAATTACAATAGGAACACCAGTTTATGTTCCAATTAATGGAACAAGTTCAACAAACATTTCAGTAAAGATTGCATCAAATGCATCTGAAGCAACATCAAGTAAAACAATGGGTCTTATTGCAGGAACTGTTGCTAATAATGATTTTGAATATGTTGTTACAGAAGGTTTAGTTTCGGGAATTGATACATCATTAGCAAACTCTGGAGATGCTGTTTGGCTTGGTGTAAATGGTGCACTTATTTTTGGACTTGCAAATAAGCCAATTGCTCCAGCACACTTAGTATTTCTTGGTGTTGTTACAAGAGGACAAACTAATAATGGTGAAATATTTGTTAAGGTACAGAATGGTTTTGAACTTAATGAATTACATACTGTTTTAATTGGAACTGATTATAATTCAGTCCCCGCAGATAATGACATGCTTGCTTATGATTCTGCAAGTGGTCTATGGAAGAACCAAACTGCATCACAGGCTGGTTTTGCAACTGTAGCAACAAGTGGATCATATAATGACTTATCTAACAAGCCAACTATTCCTACAGTAAATGATGCAACTATTACAATTGCTGCTGGAACTGGTTTGTCTGGTGGAGGATCATTTACATTAAATGGTTCTAGTCCATCTACTGTAACTCTTAACTCTACTATTACTCAATATACTTTGCCAACAGCAAATGGATCAACTCTTGGTGGTATTAAAGTTGGTTCTGGTTTAGCAATTGATGGATCTGGAGTTTTATCTGCATCTGTAGTATCTGGTGGAAGCCCAACATTTGTTGATGTAACAACAACTGGTTATTTAAAAACACAGCAAACAGCAGAAGCTTTCAATTCTTACTCAACATCTATTTCTTCAGGTGCAACTGTAGCACTTGATTGTTCTACTGGAAATATATTTGATATATCATCAACAGTATCTGGAAACTGGACGGCAAACTTTACTAACCTTAACCTTGACTCTGGATACGCAACAAATACTACCTTGATTATTCGTCAAGGTGCTACTGCATATATTCCAAGTGCCTTGCAAATTGGCGGAGTATCTCAAACGATTAACTGGCAAGGTGGAACAGCTCCAACTCCAAATGCTAACAAGAAAGATGCACTAGCATTTACATTTTTTAATAGCGGTGGAACATATACCGTTTATGGACAATTAGTTACATTTGGATAAAGATGTTCGGAAGACTTAGTGCAAGTTTTAGAGCAGGTCAAAGACCTTTTATTCCATTAGTAGTTAAAACTACAGATCTTCAAATTTGGTATAACGGAGATAAATCTAATACAACTAACTTTAACGTAGCCCCATCGAATGGTACAGATATTTCACAATGGAAAGATATTTCTGGAACTGGACATAATCTAAACCAATCTGGCAATGCATCAAATAAACCACAATGGTATTCAAATATTTTAAATGGTCTTGGAGTTGTCAGATTTAATGGTATAGGTCAGGGAACAACAGAATCTTTAAATATAAATCCTATATCTTGGATGCGTGGCTTGCCTGGATTTACAATGTTTATTATTGCAGCACCAAGAACTAGTGGATCTGTACAAGTAGTTACTACAACTGATACTTCAGGATTTAAAATTTTTCATAATGGAGTTAACTGGGGTGTTGCTGCATCAGGTGGATCACTTATAACTACCGCTCCAGTTACGCCAGGACAATTTGATGTTCTTGCATTTGTTTTTGATGGCACACAAACTGGAAATTCTAATAGACTTAAGTTTAGACATAATCGTGAATGGGAAGCAGGAACCTATGTCGGAACAGTTGGAACAACAACAAGTACAACATCAACATATTTCTATATTGGTGTCAATGAGACAAATAATGGTGGATATTTCCAGGGTGATATTGCTGAGGTTCTTATGTTCACTAGAACTCTTACAGAATCAGAAATACAGAATGTTGAAAACTATATCACTGCCCACTGGGGTGTTTAACAATAATATAGTGAGATAATGTCACCATGGCTATTTCTAAATCTATGGATTTCCCTGGTGCAAAAAAATCCAGTTATGCTGCACAGGTAGAGCAGAGTCAATCATCTACGTATCAAGAAAATACTTTATCCTTTTTGCCAGTACCTGGACCACAGGGTCCACAGGGCTCATCTGGAAGAGACGGTAAAGACGGTAAAGATGGCTCTATTGGCCCACAGGGCATTCAGGGAGAAAAAGGTCCTCGTGGAGAAAAGGGGAGCCCTGGAAAAGATGGAGAAAGTTCCTTATCTTCTTCTGGACAACAGGCAGGCTGGGCAGGGTATTTTAGTATAGACTCAACAGATATTAGACTTGGTGCCACAAAGGGAATAGACGGTTGGGTAAGCCTATACATGTCTACGAATACTTCAAATGAAGAATTTTTACCAAGAAATACTGTAAGCCTATGGAATTCCCATACTAGAATGTTAAATTTTAAGGGTTTGAAAATCGGTTCACAGGTGTTTGTTACCTATAACTTTGACCTTATAACCTTTACTCCAAATACAGAGGTTTGGGCAAGAATATTTATGCCATCAATAGAAAGAGAAATATCGCAATTTGTAGGATCTTTTAAATATCAAAATTCGTACAGCCTATCAGTAACA